ATGCTGGAACAAATGGGCATTGCCGCGAAGCAAGCCTCGTATAAATTAGCGCAACTCTCCAGCCGCGAAAAAAATCGCGTGCTGGAAAAAATCGCCGATGAACTGGAAGCACAAAGCGAAATCATCCTCAACGCTAACGCCCAGGATGTTGCTGACGCGCGAGCCAATGGCCTTAGCGAAGCGATGCTTGACCGTCTGGCACTGACGCCCGCACGGCTGAAAGGCATTGCCGACGATGTACGTCAGGTGTGCAACCTCGCCGATCCGGTGGGGCAGGTAATCGATGGCGGCGTACTGGACAGCGGCCTGCGTCTTGAGCGTCGTCGCGTACCGCTGGGGGTTATTGGCGTGATTTATGAAGCGCGCCCGAACGTGACGGTTGATGTCGCTTCGCTGTGCCTGAAAACCGGTAATGCGGTGATCCTGCGCGGTGGCAAAGAAACGTGTCGCACTAACGCTGCAACGGTGGCGGTGATTCAGGACGCCCTGAAATCCTGCGGCTTACCGGCGGGTGCCGTGCAGGCGATTGATAATCCTGACCGTGCGCTGGTCAGTGAAATGCTGCGTATGGATAAATACATCGACATGCTGATCCCGCGTGGTGGCGCTGGTTTGCATAAACTGTGCCGTGAACAGTCGACAATCCCGGTGATCACAGGTGGTATAGGCGTATGCCATATTTACGTTGATGAAAGTGTAGAGATCGCTGAAGCATTAAAAGTGATCGTCAACGCGAAAACTCAGCGTCCGAGCACATGTAATACGGTTGAAACGTTGCTGGTGAATAAAAACATCGCCGATAGCTTCCTGCCCGCATTAAGCAAACAAATGGCGGAAAGCGGCGTGACATTACACGCAGATGCAGCTGCACTGGCGCAGTTGCAGGCAGGCCCTGCGAAGGTGGTTGCTGTTAAAGCCGAAGAGTATGACGATGAGTTTCTGTCATTAGATTTGAACGTCAAAATCGTCAGCGATCTTGACGATGCCATCGCCCATATTCGTGAACACGGCACACAACACTCCGATGCGATCCTGACCCGCGATATGCGCAACGCCCAGCGTTTTGTTAACGAAGTGGATTCGTCCGCTGTTTACGTTAACGCCTCTACGCGTTTTACCGACGGCGGCCAGTTTGGTCTGGGTGCGGAAGTGGCGGTAAGCACACAAAAACTCCACGCGCGTGGCCCAATGGGGCTGGAAGCACTGACCACTTACAAGTGGATCGGCATTGGTGATTACACCATTCGTGCGTAAATAAAACCGGGTGATGCAAAAGTAGCCATTTGATTCACAAGGCCATTGACGCATCGCCCGGTTAGTTTTAACCTTGTCCACCGTGATTCACGTTCGTGAACATGTCCTTTCAGGGCCGATATAGCTCAGTTGGTAGAGCAGCGCATTCGTAATGCGAAGGTCGTAGGTTCGACTCCTATTATCGGCACCATTTAAATCAATAAGTTACACATCATTAGTACCTTCCTTATTTTTTGACTGGGACAAATTTGGGACCGATGGGTTCAGGATCGAGTCTATTTGCCGTGCGTGTTCGGTAAGGTGATTAGGTGCAAGGTGAGCATATCGACGAACCATTTCGATAGACTCCCAGCCTCCCATTTCCTGTAACACTGACAACGGGACTCCGGCTTGAACCAGCCAACTTGCCCAGGTGTGTCTCAAGTCGTGAAATCTGAAATCATCAATACCAGCCCGTCTCAGCGCCGCTTTCCAGGCTGTGTTTGCGTCATACCGCATCTTCCTTACTGTTGGCGCTTTCGTTCCGTCTGGTTTGGTACAGCTTTCCTTGTACACAAATACCCAACGGTGATGATTCCCGATTTGTTTTTTCAATACGCGACATGCAGTATCATTCAGCGCAACGCCAATTGCGCGGTTTGATTTACTCTCTTCCGGGTTTATCCATGCCACCCGGCGCTGCATATCTATTTGTTGCCATTCAAGGTTGATGATGTTCGAGCGTCTTAAACCTGTTGCCAGTGCAAATTCAACAACAGACTTTAATGGCTCCGGACATTCATCAATCAGCCTTTGTGCTTCATGGGGCTCCAGCCAGCGGATCCGTTTATTCTTTGGTTGAGGCACTTTAATAATTGGTGCCTTATCCAGCATTTTCCATTCACGCTCTGCGGCTCTTAGTAGGGCCTTTATAAATGAAAGATGCGTAGCCTTCGTTGCAACGGACGCTGGTTTTGGCGTGTATTCTGGAACAGGTTTCCCTTTTTTTCTGCATGCTTCTGCCCTGAGTCTCCAGTTTTCCTCATGACGCCGGTTCGTCATTTTCTGCATTGCTGAATAAATTTTTGATTCAGTAATGTCTCTTAGTTGCATTCCTGCGAAATGTTGAAGCCAGAATCCGATCCGGCTTTTGTCATCGTCCAGTGATTTTTTATGTGCTTTCTCTTCAAGCCACCTGACACACGCTTCCTCGAACGTTATATCAGGTATTTCACCAAGTTTGCTGACCCGCCATGCTTCAGCCTTTAGCTTGTCATGGAGTTCTGTCGCCTGCCTTTTGTCCTTTGTTCCAAGAGACTGTTTAAATCTTTTACCGTTCGGCAATGTGAAACTGGCGTACCATATTTCACCTCTGCGGAAGAGTGACATTTTCTTTCCTCTGTTATGCCATCACCCGCGCTCACCTGGACAGTATGCAGCGGAGACTGAAGAGCCGCAATGCAGGCTTGTCGTGTTGTGAGGTAAGGAGATTTATTCTTAGTGGGATCTTTGCGTGTTGCCTGAAGACGCCCTGTGCGTATCCAGTTAATGGCAGTCGGTCTGGATATCTTGAGAAAATGACAGGCCTCATCGAGTGTGAGGCTGTATGGCTCCATTATTTCACCTCTTGCTGTGAGATTTTTGAGAAATGGATACCAGCTCGTTGCTGCCAGACGATCCAACCGAGAGTCATATTCCATGCCATGTATTCGTTATCGCCGTTTTTTGCTCTCCGACGATCTACTAAGTCACCAAAACGCTTTTCCATGAATAATTCATAAGCTTCGCGTTCATCTGGTTCTACTTCCAGAGATAGGAGTGCGATTTCATAAGCACGGCGCTCAATATCGTCTCGCACGTCAAGGCTGCTGATACGCTCTTTAATTTCTTTAATCAGTTCTTTGTCGGTAAAAGTGGTCATTATGCTCCAGCCTCCGGTGCTTTTGGCATTACTGCCCAGTGAGTGATATTGACGTTTTCAAGGTCCCCGACCTGAAATGTCCACTGCCATTCTCCGGTTTCTTTTTGTCCCCAGGTGTACCAGAGAGAACGCCAGCCAATTAGCCAGCCTTCTCCGTTAGCATCGAATAACAAAACACTTTCATTTGCTGGTGGCAGTTCAGTTGACACTGGTATTACTTTGTTTTCCTGTGCTGCACATTTAGCTTCAAGCGCATCGAATTTACGCACTAGGTATTCAGCATCCGTTTCATTCACTTTCAGATCTCGCGGTACACATCTCCCACGAAGAAACCCTTCCATTTCGAAAACATTCATGCGCATTTGCGTAACTCCGATAATTCGTTAAAGCGTTCCATAAACATCCCGTAGGCATGGCCTGGAGCCAGTGGAATCACGTTGAACATCTCTGTTGCCGGGATACCTTCCAGCACAGGCCAGAAAGAGCCATCATCAAGCCCGAGATCGCGGCGTTCGGTTGCCAGCATAATGAGATCGGCATATTTCACTGGCGTGCTCATAACAGGAGGTAACCCGTATTTCTCACGGATTACGGCGTCTATTTTTTCTTCCATCCGTTTATAGTCAGGAAGAAGTCGTTTCAGTGGTGCGGGGATGTCCTGGCAATATGCTTCTGTTGCATCATGCATTAAAGCTTCAAAAGCAAATTCCTGCGGCACCAGCTGGCTGCAAAGCACCGCATGTTGGGCGACGCTGTAGAAGTGAGAAAGATGACCGGCAAAGCGGCAGATATTTGAAAGGGAAACCGCGATATCGTTAATAACGATGTCGTCTTTATTTATCTTGTCATAATAAAAATGCTTCCCGGAAAAAGTTTTAATAAATGACATTTCGTTCTCCACTTTATATGCGCTGCACCGCGCTGAATTTTGGGAAAAGGAAGCCCTCACCATCCGGCGATTATTGAGTCAATTACGTTTCAATAGATGCCCCCGCAGGGGCGGTTAGTTTCTCCACAAAACAGAGAAGAACACCTGCGGTGGCAGCCGCCCGGATGGATTGGGTTATGAGCCCGTCGTCCGGTGATGCTCTTCTCTGTTTTGTAAAAAGGACGGTACCAGCCGGAAGCAAGGGTACAAACTGGTACCGCCAGGACTACACACAGCATAAAGTTGTGGTGCCGGGTGCCTCCCGGTGCCTGGCGAAGGTTGCACACCAGGCGGGTAGGTATCCACAGAAGGTCGACTGTCAGCCTCAACCTTAACCCGCGTGCGCTGAGCCGCATTCACCACAACGCTAAGGATTCTCTCTGGTTGAAAATACTTAGCTGTTATGTGCCTGCTTTTAGCCACATCAGGCGAGGTGGACCTGGTTATTCCCCAACAACAAGGATTCGGTTAATCTGGTTATCCCCAACAACGCAAAAGGAAAAGAAATGTCCGGTAATATCTACACGCTGTACAAATCCCACTGTGAAAATGTTGGAAAGTATCGGGGCATTGAAATCAGTGGGGTAGTGTCATCAGTCGAAATAAGCAAAGTCGAATCAAGGGCAACATTACTTACTCTTCTGGACCTTGTCTTACATGAGCACCGGAAGAAATTCGGCACTCCCTATAATCAGTTGAATGGGAAAAAGGCTCTGGTTCACCTTATTCTGATGAAGCATCACTGGATGCCAAAACAGATTAATGAGATGAAATTTGATGAACTTCTTCTTTCAATTCAGGATGAACTCACACTTGATAAAATAAGCGTAACCGCCCAGAAATTTTTAGATTATCGAGACTGGAGATCACAAATTCATCACTTTGATGATTTTGACGAAAATGAATGGGATCCTAATTTGTCTGCACAATATCTAAAGTAACATCCTGTGATAAAACCGTGATTTCCTGATCCAGTTTTTTTAAGGAGTCTATTATTTCCTGTCGATAAGACAGCACTTCACGAAGCTGGTTTATAGCTGCCAGCTTCTTTGCCATCCACTCGTAAATTTCCTCATTTGTGTATCCGGGCGCGACGATTTTGGGTTCTGTTTTGTGCATTTCACACCTCCTCAAGTTATCAGTTACTTGTTGATGGGGACCAGATTGTTAAAGAGCTAAGCGTCCTGTAGGGCGCTTTTTTGTTGCTAACGAATCATCCTGGACTTCATATGCCCCAGGCGGCTACTTCGTGGGCGTTCTGCCTGTTTGTTGTTTCTCTTGGGTACATTATGTATCTCAAGGGTACATTGTCAAGTATAAAAAAACCTGCCGAAGCAGGTTCATAAACATTGATTAGGCTTTGATTTTGTATCTTCTTGGTTTTCCTGAGAAAATCACAGTTCCAATTATAGAGCAATTACCGTTGATCTTAATGTAAGGCTCAGGCCAGTTTGGGTTTAACGCTTTGAGATAACGCTGTGTCCCATCTTCTATCAACCTTTTGAAGGTGGTTTCACCTGTATCGTGCATCAATGCAATAACGTCGTCACCGTGGCAGGCAGGTACTTCAGGATCGACAAAAATCATGTCTCCCGGGCGGTACTCATCAATCATTGAATCACCTATCACCCGCAAGATATAAGTCATTTCCCCACAGGGTACAGGGCAGGGATACGTTTCTGCTGTGCTCAAATCAACCTCAGAATATCCAACTTCTTTCCATGCTCCGGCCTGTACCCATGATATGACAGGGACTAATGTGATTTGTTTATTAGTGATTGAAACATCAGGTTTTTTTGTGATGTTCGTTGTCTGGTGTTCTTGATCGAGCCATCCGACAGGCAGGTCGAAACATTTTTCGATGTGTCGTGCCATGCTGTCACCGATATTTTTAGTAGCACCATCTCCCATAAACCTGCTGGTCTGGGTTGGCTCGCGATCAATCATAGTGGCAAAGGAAGAATTCCCGCCAACACCATCTCTCAGTTTTCTGGCGTTAGACCGCCGGATGTCATGGATTGTTTTCATAACGAAATTAAAACCCTTGTACCGTTAAGGTACAAGTATCTTGAAGGTTCATTTCAATCATGTAATATGTACACCGGAGGTACATATCGTATGAAATCGTATTGGGACTCTTTAACCAAAGAACAGCAGGGCGAGTTGGCCGGAAAAGTTGGCTCAACACCTGGCTACTTACGGCTGGTTTTCAATGGCTATAAAAAAGCCAGTTTTGTGCTGGCTAAAAAACTTGAGCAATGCACGTCAGGTGCAATTACGAAATCTGACTTAAGACCGGATATCTATCCGAAAGATTAGCAGAACACTTTCAATTTTTAACCACAGAACGATGAGGCTAATCGTGGGTAAGCATCACTGGAAAATAGAAAAACAGCCTGAGTGGTACGTGAAAGCTGTCAGAAAAACTATCGCGGCGTTGCCGGGTGGTTACGCTGAAGCGGCTGACTGGCTCGATGTAACAGAAAACGCTTTATTCAACCGCCTTCGTGCAGATGGCGATCAGATTTTCCCGCTGGGATGGGCAATGGTTTTACAGCGTGCTGGTGGCACTCACTTCATTGCTGATGCTGTGGCGCAGTCTGCAAATGGCGTCTTTGTGTCTCTTCCTGACGTCGAGGATGTGGACAACGCCGATATTAACCAGCGTCTGCTGGAAGTCATTGAACAGATCGGCAGTTATTCAAAACAGATTCGTTCAGCAATCGAAGACGGTGTAGTGGAACCGCATGAGAAGACAGCAATTAACGACGAGCTGTATCTCTCAATTTCGAAGCTGCAGGAGCATGCAGCACTTGTTTACAAAATTTTTTGCATTTCAGAAAGTAATGACGCCCGCGAGTGTGCAGCTCCGGGCGTCGTGGCGTCGATTGCTTCTGGTTGTGGAGAAACTAACGCATGAACAGTTTAATAACACACTACCGTCGCTCGCAACTGATTGCGCTTCCTGTACCGGGTGGAAAAGCGAAGGTGGAATATTGCTATGCAGTGAATGTACCAGGTGACAGGGAAATTGTAACCCACAGCTTTGCAGAGTGGGCTGTGGGTGATTTCAACCGGCAGAAGGAGACAGTCCTTTGCGACAAGTTAACCGCTGGTTCAAAGATCACTACGGAGTACCCGTCAGAGTCATTCGTTGGGAGCCGGAAACACAACGGGTTATCTACCTCCGCGAAGGCTATGAGCATGAGTGCTTCAGCCCGCTCGAACAGTTTCGTCGTAAATTCAGGGAAATAGAGGTCGGTCATGAGCACTAAATTAACCGGCTATGTATGGGATGGTTGCGCTGCGTCAGGCATGAAGTTATCCAGCGTGGCAATTATGGCCCGCCTGGCTGATTTCAGTAATGACGAAGGTGTGTGCTGGCCATCAATTGAAACCATTGCCCGCCAGATTGGCGCGGGGATGAGTACCGTCAGAACGGCTATCGCACGGCTGGAAGCAGAAGGCTGGTTAACGCGTAAGGCGCGTCGCCAGGGTAACCGCAATGCGTCGAATGTTTATCAGCTTAACGTTGCGAAGCTTCAGGCAGCGGCATTTTCTCAACTGTCAGATTCTGACCCGTCAAAATCTGACGCATCAAAATCTGACCCGTCAAAATTTGATGCGTCGAAATCTGGCAAAAAAGCGGGTTTTCACCCGTCAGAATCTGGCGGGGATCCGTCAGTAAAATCAAAACATGATCCGTCAGATAAAAAAACTTCTCGTCCGGACGCTTCGCAACCGGACATGAAGAAGGATGAACAGGATTTTTTAACTCGTCATCCTGATGCGGTTGTATTCAGCTCTAAAAAGCGCCAGTGGGGAACGCAGGATGATTTGACCTGCGCACAGTGGCTCTGGAAAAAAATCATCGCCCTGTACGAGCAGGCCGCCGAATGTGACGGCGAGGTGGTTCGTCCCAAAGAACCTAACTGGACAGCCTGGGCAAACGAAATTCGCCTGATGTGTGTGCAGGATGGTCGTACTCACAAACAAATCTGCGAGATGTACAGCCGCGTCAGCCGCGATCCGTTCTGGTGCCGTAACGTGCTCAGCCCGTCGAAGTTGCGGGAAAAATGGGATGAGCTTTCCCTGCGCTTATCGCCGTCCGTCAGCACGCACACAGAAAAACGTGAAGACCCGTACTTCAAAGCCAGTTACGACAACGTGGACTACAGCCAGATCCCGGCAGGATTCAGGGGGTGATCATGAGTCTGTTAAATGACGTTCAGAAATTCATTGAAGCCAATCCGGGGTGTACTTCCGGAGACATTGCGGATGCTTTTGCTGGTTACTCGCGGCAGCGCGTTCAGCAGTCAGCAAGCAAGTTACGTCAGAGTGGGCGTGTGGCTCACCGTTGTGAAGGGGATACTGCATTATAATAAAAACAACGCATATCGCCCGGCACTGTAGCCAGCCCATTTTCATCAAAAACAGGTATCATTATTTAGCCCTCACCAGAAAGTTAAATGCAATATTTCGTGGACGGGTTTCTGTATCTACATTTCCACTAATTTCACCATAACGTTTAACACTACGAGAGCTAAGAGCTCGTAGTGAGGAAGGCACCTTAAGACCGGGTTCGTCCGTTTTAACTATTCCCCCGTCACCGTATGTAGCCAGTATTCCTGGGTTTACTCCTTCCCGTGCACTTCCTGCGGCAAGCCCGTCCCCCGTCCACAATTCCATATTGTGTGCATGATCCATAATTGTGTGTGATTGCCCTGAAAGTAGGGTACGTCCGACATCAATCCCGCGCCCATCATCCCAGATACGAATGAAATCACCCCGTGCGTCAGGTAATGCTAGCGCCGGAAACACTTTCGCCAGCACAGGGTAATCAGTGGCAGAGAATTTCGCGCCGTTGAACTTCAAAAACACCATACTGGACCAACTGTCGATTACAGTATTTGGCATTGCGGCGGACGGCCAGAAGAACGGAACGCCAATAGCTGGAGCACCTTCTCCCAAACCAACGTTTATGAAAATGCAGAAATAACGAGCAAATGGCATCATTCCTGCTTTTGTCAGGGGGATCTACCATGCTTATTGGCTATGTACGCGTATCAACAAATGACCAGAATACCGATCTACAACGTAATGCGTTGAGCTGTGCAGGATGCGAGCTGATTTTTGAAGACAAGATAAGCGGTACAAAGTCCGAAACCTAGGGCTGACACTGCTGTTCTTGTTGCAAATTAAAGGATTTAATAGTGAGTAGCGGCCTTACTAATGTAAGGCCGCTATAATCATTTTATTAATTGCATTAATCGTGTTTTGGCCATACTTTCAATGCAATTTCCCCCAACATTTTACCCCGCTCCAGGATTTCATCCTCATCCCATTTATCCTTAACTATAAGTGGAATGTTCAGTCGTAGATTGGTGTGGACGATGAGAGCATCACGTTTTTTCAGAAATACAGCATTCTGAACAGAACGGTTTACGCTAAGGTTAAGCAAAGTTAGATTTCCCAACGTAGCTATCGCTTGTTGCCGTTTCCTTACCAGTAGCTGTTCTGGGGTAAGATCGGTTCCAGACAGAACAATTTGGTTCAATACCGTAGCATCTGAATTTGTCACCATATGACCATTTTCGAGAGGCCAACAGGAATACCAACTTTGAGGCATAAGATGATCGATATCGAGGTTAGAAAGATTTGGAACATCAGGCTTCTCTGTCTTCACTTGGCGACAAAGTTCTCTTTCAAGTTCCGTTAACATTGAGCGCATTTTCGGTGCGTCGAGCCTGCCAGGATAAAGTGGAGCATTGATGCAAGCGTTGAGAAATTCTGAGTCCCCAGGCCAACGTGAGGCTTCGCCATTTAAGCTATTGAGGATATTACGTAACTCAACACTGGAAATTTCTGTTTTAGACAAGTGCCGCAATACATTCATAAATACATTGTTGTAATTCTTTGGCGTCAGGCCACATACGGCTCTTCGTACTACGTAGGAGACAAGATCATTATACATGGCTGCTTTCTCATCATCGGCGATGTTAGCTATCGAAATGAACAAAGCAAGCGGATAAAGTGTCGTCACATCATAGGCTGCGATGCGATGTCCAAAGTGTGAGATGGGGGTTGTGCCAAAACCACCAACCAATTCTTTATATTGTGATGCATATTGTTTGAGGCGCTTTACTTGCAGATCTGCTCGTTGTGAAGGCAAGTCCTTACTTACATAATCACGATACTCATTGTAAAGACGAGACAGATCGATTTCACGTTGCCTTTCTGATTGCAATGTTGCATGCACTAGCCACTCCATGCGTGGTTTATTAATACGACCACGACGTTGTCTTTCTGACCAGTACGTATCTTCAAAGATCTTCCACTCATTCTCATATAATTCAACAGCATTAATATTTTCATGTTCAGCGCACATAAAAATATAATTGCGAATAAGATCTGTGGCATGAAGTTCCGCACCTCTGCCATTTAATGTTTCAAAAATTATTTGAGCGTCATCTTCAGCCTCGAGAAATATGCTTACTAGTTTCAGATCCGTCAAGACAGCCTCAATTAATGCTACAGCATTTTCTCGTGGTGAGTGATTTTCTATTTTAATCCACTTTATAAAGGCTTCAGTAAAAAAACATAATGCTTCTAGTGATGGCGGGTGATTAAAATGCTTACGCAACGTACCATGCTGCGTGAAACTATCAGAGAATACATTCCGGATATCGTCAATATTTTCAACATTAAAACTTTGAATAAAATGAGTTTGATCCCGAAAAGTTGGCCACAGTTTGAAGCGCTCTACTTCTTTATTTCGCATTGTGTCTTCGTTTGAGTTTTTCAGGCAAGACGAAATGAGAGGCTCTAAGTTGGAAAGATCTGTTGCACGTAATGCTAATCGGATGGATGCCAGAACATATTGAAGAGTGGTCAATCGTTGCTGACCATCAATAATATGTATGGAATCTACACCGAATAATCCTTTTTTTGGTTGAGGTTCCAGTACAACTGCACCAAGGAAATGGGGAGTTGGTTTTGTACCCGAGAGCCGGGATTGTGCTTTCTCTAGGATATCCTCCAGTAGAGCTGACCATTGGTTTCGCTGAGTCCATACATAGGCACGTTGATAGAATGGAACACAGTATTGTCGGCGGTCTTGAAAAAGTTGTTGGACAGTTAGCGTCTCGGATTTCATGGTATACCTGTAAGCGACATTGTACAAAAGTGAGGAGTTAATCTGATTTAGAACAATCATTTTATGTTGCTATGATACAACGTATTTGTTACCGGTTAAGTAAAAAACGCGTCTGAACGCTGACGTTTTAGGGCTTTACTAGTTATTCTTTCTTATCTCTTCATCATCCCATCGGCATCCTGTCGAGGTTGTTGACTTGTTGTTATTTATTTTGTTTAGGCGCTGTTTAATTATTATTGATGGGACTGGTGGTGAGAGGTGATTGAAACCGCAGACAGGTCGTATGCAAGACGTGCTGCGGTTGGCTGATGCACTTTTGATAGTGCAAGTATTGAATGATTGCCAGTCACAGCGGATTGTACTTAGGTAATATGACGGTTCAAGGCGTTTAAACTGAAACCATCCACATATCAGTCTCTTCAAACATTTCCTAAATCGTTCGGCTTATCTGTTCTTTCTCACGTTTGCTGACGTCAGTGCTGATTGCCGGCAGTGTCATCATCGGTTTTACACGATACCCTTTGCGTTGAACGAGTCGTACTACTGTAACAACGCGTCGGTGAAGCTGCTCATCCCGACACAGGACAGTCGGGATATCATTGCAGTAGCAACGGGGAGTCTGGATGCAATATGGAAAGACGGACACCGATATCAGAAAGCCGGGGTAATGCTGGGGGACTTCTTCAGTCAGAGCATGCCCTAACCTATTCGACGATAACGCGCTGGGTCCTGGGAGCGAAAAGTTAATGAGCGTGCTGGAGCACCTCAACGCAAAAGACGGGAAGGAAACACTCTGTTTCGCTGGGCAGGGCATTCAGCAGCAGTGGCAGATGAAACGCGAGATATTTTCGCACCGGTATACAACTAGATTTTCTGGCATTTTAGGTGGTTAGATAGATATTTATGCTCTACGCAATGAATATGAGAGAATTAATTGTCTAAGCTGGTATAATATGAATAAAGGCTTTTTCCCATTATTTTCTCTAAATCCTTTTTGTTTCTAAAGAAAATGTTTGAGATATGCTGATGATAATACTTTATAATGATTCTCATCAGCGCCGATACTACCTCATGAAGTTTTTTCACCATTTTATGCTGTGTTGAATTACAATCTCCCTCCATAAGTGATATAAATGTTGATGTAACATTTAGGTTCGCTTGGGGGGAGGAGTGAACATAATAACAGGCGTTGATATAGACATTATGTAAATAAGACCAGCCTTCATCGACTTGTTGGGCTTTTAAGAAGTCAAAGTCTCTACGACGTACAGTTTGGTCAAAATCCCCACCATTGTAGTTCTTATTGAGGCTTATTCTGGCCACATGCTCCACCATTGAGCGGAAGTTCAGTTGGAGATACCGTTCTCTTTTTTTTATAATGGCAATTAAGGAGTTTAAGGTATCATATATAAAACCTTTTATATAAGAAGAGTGATTTAGATTAGGATTGTGACTTAAAATTGTATTACAAAGACTTATTTGCCTAAATATTGATACTGATTTGTTTATTTCATCAGTGGTTCTGAGGTGCTTTTGCACCTCCGCTCTAAAATAATTTACATCTCTTCCAATGTTGAAGGGATCCTGCGTGAGCATTATTCTTCTTCCTTTTTATTTGCATTAATCCAAATATTTAAATTCCTTATAGCATGCTTGCTTTTAGATGTGGATTTTTGGCTTGTTTTATTTGCATCATTAAAAATAATGTCTAATGTGTTAATGTTGTTTAAGAAATGCGTATAAGCCATCTTTATGTCATTCTCACTTAATTCATTAATATGTTTGCAAATTTTAGCGCACATCAAAGTTCTTGACCGTACAGCATAATTCAAAAAAGATATTTTGAAGGTTTTGTTAATAAATTTACTAACATCAAAATTTGATCTAAAAACCTCTTTTGAAAGAATCAACATAATTACCAAGCCTAAGAAGTTTTCTTTGGTCATGGGCATATTGTTAGCTTTATTGAGCGCTTTAATTAATTGTTTATTCATTTGTGTTACCTTCCAAGTGAGCCACTCTGTTAATAAATTCGTTACAGATCTTTTCTATATCTTGGCGTGACTTTGAATAACAAGAAGGAATATTCCCTTGATAACCTACCATTAAATCACGCACGTAGGTTAATTGATTTTCAAAGAAATAAAAATTTGTAAATTGAGTATGGTTTTCGAATTGCTCTTTAATTTCCCTTGTTTTATTGGTCATTTCAGCATCAGTGTTTGTATAAATGTAACCGACTTGCTTGATTTCTTTCTCATGATGTGTGCGCATATTTCTTATAACGCTATTTAAACTGCTTGCTCCAAGCACCGAGTAGTGATCAATTTTAACCGGAGTAAGATAATAATCAGAAGCAAGGAGTGCGGTATCTGTAAATAATGAGATTGTTGGGGGGCTATCGATAAAGATATAGTCGTAACTTTCTTTTAAGTCATTTTCGGTGATGAATTTACGCAACAT